TTCCCCCAGAAATATTTCCGACATATAATGGGGCTTGGTTTAAAAGAAAGCAATCGCTGTATCCTTGGGGTAAAGAAAAAACAATACCCAGTCTAAATACACTATTATCAGCATCATTAAATTATGCAACACCTACAGTAGATCAGTCTGAGGATGAAGATGATCCAGATAACGTGGATAGAGGAACACAACAAACTAAAAATCTATCATATGTTTTCTATCAGTCTATGCCAAATGGTCAATGGCATCTAGTTCCCATTGGAGGAACTATTGAAACTGATGGGTTGGGTGATGATGAAAAGGTAAAGAGTTTATATAAGAAAAATTATGTCGATGGATCAGAAGATGATGGTTATCACACTTATCGATTTACCAAAGATGAAACACTATCGAAGAGAATCGAAGTTTTTAAGCTAATAAAAGATAAAGATCTTCTCGAACTAGAAGAAGCTGGGGTATTCGGATCATCCTTTAGATTGATTGAGCCAAATTATAGAGGAATTTATAATAATATCATTAAAGAATCAGACAATGATGATGAGGGTGAGGATAGAAACGAAGAGCAGGTTCATGATGAAAACACAATTGGAATCAGAAATAATATGTATTATCATGATGCAATGAGTGTGGCATCTCACCTCAAGCAAGAATCGGTTAATTATAGCTATGATGAATTTATATCTGAAGGTATTGGTAGTTCAGAAAATCCTCTTCTGGGAGATGAGACTATATCCGGAAGAGAAAATCCGGCATTCAGTTCCATAGTCGATACTGTATATGGGTACTTTGATACATCGTACTTATATAAACCATTCCCGACTAGGAACGATGATTATGCAAGTTCCAGAGGCTCCAGATACATGTGGCAACCTATGTTTGACATGTGTGATTTACCCCTTACCAAAGACACAAAGACTGGTCAGATTGGTATCAAAGAAGTAATAAAAATTAGAAATGAGTATGAGCAAGGTAGATTAGCGTATGCGGTTCTGAGTGATCTAAAAGAGCAATGGAATCGCTATCAGCACTCTGTTTGTTGCGATAGTGCTGTGGGTGGAGATAAATTCTTAGCAATGCTCATAGGAGCAACTGGTGGAAATCCCACCACCTCAGAAGAAGGTTCTCCCGATTATGACAGAGATCTTACTCCGTTTGCAATTCCGGGTGGTTTGACAGTTGCTAATCTGTATCGATATTCATTCGTCGAAGTTGAAGTTTGGCCAAAAGCACTAATTCCTGAAGGTATAACATTAGGAGTGCTTGGTGTCAGTGCAGAGGAAGGGTCTGGTTTTGATGAAGATAGTAAGTATTTTGATTACTTGCAATATAAAGATATAAATCCATCAACCGGAGAAAGAGAAATACACATTGCAGGTAATTCTGGTGGTGATGGATTAACACTGACCTTTGGTTTGAGTGCCGGTGATGCTGGTCAGAAATATCTGATCAATCAAGAACAAGAATTCTTTATAATTCCGGCAGATGGTGGAAGAAAAGGTTTGTTTACAGCCTATAATACCATGGAATTATCGAATAACAAAGCCTTTACAAACGCAGGTATAAACATACGTGGATATAATTATCCGAGTGGATTTAATCTGATGCCCGCTGGGGGGATGACAAGTGGGCAAGGGGGTGAGAGCGACTCAAATACCACATACATTCCTCCTACGTATATGGGTAGTGTTGTTGAAATGTCTTCAGTGAACAATCAAGCTCTGAATACCTTTAAAACGAACGCAAACGCTCTATTAGAAACATATGAGGGCCCTGATGGCGTTGACTCGTCAGGACCAAATGCTGTTGTTGGTCTACTCAACAATATATTTGGAACAAAAAATCTACCTGATACTTTTGCGGGTTCATCTGGTGAGCTTGTGTATAAGGAAAATGGTGAAAGAAAAAATAGACAAAGAGACGACAAATCAGATAGACCTGATATCACAGACGATGCAAAACCAGAAAAAAGGCAGACTGTAACTCAAAGCAGTAATACAGAGGTCTACCTTTTCACAGCAGAAAATGACCATGACGGAAGGTGTTCTACATGAGTAGCGGTTCAAATTATCCACAAATACGAACAAGAAAACAAAGAAAATCTGGTTCTAGCAATCAAGATAGTATAGTTTTAAATAAAGAATTTTTTGATTGTGTAAACATAAAGGGTCCAGTCGATAATAGTGGTTGTACAGCCGAAAATCCATTATGCAATTGTCCATGCACCGGTGGTGGAAGTGGTGCATCAGCGGTGCCTTTGTTCAGGGAACCAACGGATGTTGAAATGGCTTTTGCTAAACAGCAAATATCTGGTTGTAATGAGGACAGTGATTATAATGGATACTTTGTGTTAGATCCAGATGCGATAGAAAGTGATTGTGGTGTTCAGTGTCACGGTAAGTATTACTACAGCACATTTAAAGCACAACGGACATACTCTACTTTCTGGGACACGCCTAAAAAGGCACCACTATATCGAAACGCTCTATTGAACCTATATACTGCACAACAAGCTGTTTGTGTAATACCGGGAAATGTTAATCTTCGTATTGGTGAATTTATGAACATTCCCAGTGATGGAAGTCCATTGGCAGACAAATATTCTGGTTGCTGGTTAATAGCAAATATTCGACACGCAATGGCCTCTTTGCAAAACTACAAAATGATAGTAACTTTAATACGAGACTCAAAAATGAATGAGAAATGACTATAATGAGTAGATACGAAGATTTAAATTTAGATTTAGACACAAATACCTTTACAGGAGACATTTCAAAAGTCACTGATAATAGGTCTATCACACAATCACTGACGAACATTCTCCTGACCAGAGTTGGTGAAAGACCATTTTCTTCGGCAGAAATAGGGGTTGGGTTAGATAGTATGTACTTTACTTTGGCAAATTTAAATTCTCCAGAATTTATCATAATAAAACAGACGATGAAAGAAAAGATAAATAAGTTTGAACCACGGGTTCAATATGATGACGCAATTATTGAAAACGCAGACACAATACAGGATGATGGAATAATAAAATTAAACGTGTCTTATACAGTCAAGGCTACAAATCAAGTTGACAATCTAAGACTTGTTATACGAGGAAATTAAATGTCTAACACACCGATACAACTAGGAAGTTTAAATTTTGAAGATATTAAAGAAAATTTAAAAACATTTCTTCAAAATTCAGATAATAATCTTGATATTGATTTTGAAGGTTCAATAGCAAATACCATTGTTGATTTGTTGTCATATAACACAATGTATTATGCATTTTATTCAAACATGCTTATGAACGAATCTTTTATGGATTCTGCTCAAAGAGTGGAAAGTATGATATCTTTAACTAAACCACTTGGTTATGTTATATCTCATAAAAATTCCTCATCGGTGGTTCTTAATGTAAAAAATACTGGAACTTCTGTCACTAATATAGATGCGTTTAATACTTCAGTTACAGGAACACTTGAGGCAATAAATTACACATTTACATATGTTGGAGATAATACAGACACCAATATATCCATAGAACCAGACGAAACAAAATCAATTCGTTTTTATCAAACTTCCGGTAAAGTAATAAATGCACCGGTAACCGTCGATTATGAAAATCAAAGTTTTGATATAAATGACAAATCAATAGATCCAAGAACAGTGGTTGTTAAGGTTGCTGAAAGTGATGGTGTCAAAGAATATACTAGAATTGATAATAATAGTTCTAGCCTTTCCACTGCCAGTAGAGTGTATTACATGGAAACAACTAACACTGGCTACAGGGTGTATTTTGGCGCACCCACCACCACTTCAGGATTTTCCTCTGGTAGAGGTGTTGGTGAAACCGAAATAGTTTATGTTTCTTACATTACCAGTAATGGATCTGGTGGTAACAATGTTAGTAATTTTTCCGGATTGTCTAGTATTCAAAGTATACAAAATTCATCTTCAAAATCATCGGGTGGATTCAATAATCCTGATTTAAATTTAATTAGATTTGCAGCACCCAGAAACTTCTTAGGTGGCGGTAGACTAGTTACAGTGAGTGATTATGAATTAGCAATTGCAAATACAGGACTTATATCTATCGGTATAAATCCAGTTAATAATATATCGGTTTATGGTAGCTCAAGTGCGGCTGATAGAGACAGCGGTACAATTTTATTTTCTATCTTTGATAGTTCATTGGATGGTGGTGCTGGTGATTCTCTCAGGGGTAATAATTCTGCGGTGCAAACGATAAAAACCAATTTTGCACAGGAAGTTATGGCAGGAGTGTCATTCGAATATAGAGAGCCTTTAGAAGCAGATATTACATTTACCTCTAACCAATCACCAGAAACTTTTAGTAATGTATATCAGCGTGGTTTTAATCAGACCTTTACAGATGCTTTAAACTCATCTTCTGTATTGGTTGAAACAACCAGAATACCTGACGAACAATCGGCAACAATAGCTAACGTCACAGGTATTGCCTCGGGTGGTTTGGCTTCTGTCTCTGGTAAATTCGATTTTAAAAACGCAATAGATTTTACATCAGAGGGAACCACATTTCAAATTGCTTTCCAAGAAATTGCCCCCAGTGCTACAAAACACATTGCAACAATATCTAACAATTTAATTACCTATTCCGGTGGAACACTAAGTTCAGATAATCCATCCTCTGGTAGATTTGAATTAGATACAAGTAAATTCCAAGTGATCCAAGGTATTACTCTTAATCTTACACCGGGTGAAATCGTAGCTAAAGATGAACTTCTAGTAAACCCTAAAATAATAGGATCTGCTTAATGGTATTAATGCCAACATACTACTCTTTTGGTTTTGATGGTGGAACCGATGAATCTGGTAATCGGCTTGCAGCAATCGCTGCAAGAGTTGCAAACGATTTTCCTCAATATTCCATAAGGACATACAGAAGCGGAGATCAAGAGGACGCAGGAGGAGGTGTCCGGGGGATTCAGTCATTAGGAAAAAATAATCGACCGGGACAAAACGAAAGACCAGATAACAGTTTCGGTGTTAGACCAGTCGCTGGAGGGGGTAGTCCAGGCTTTGGTACAGGTGTTCGTCCAGAAAAACCAGAGGTAGACGTTGTTGGAATTAGACCCGATTATATTGACGATAGAGGCCGGCCGGCTATACAAATATTACCGGATGACCCAGTATCGGATAGACCAGGCGGTCCCAGTATAGGGGGCAGGCCTGGTTCAGGTGGAGGTGTTCCCGACACCCGTCCAGAAGATGGGTTTGATATTCTTCCAGACAGACCAGACGTTCGTCCGGATGATGGGGTTGGAGTTCGACCTGTACCGGGAACACCCACGGGTTATCGTCCCGAAATCGGAGTGGAGACAAATCCAGATAGACCGCGAGATCCTATAGATGTCAGCATAGGAATTAGACCAACTGATCCAGATAGACCTAATAGACCCACACTTGGGGGTAGAGGTGTAGTAACAATTATACCATCAAGACCCGAGGAACCAGTATTCGAGAAACCTGATAGTAACGATGGACCTGAACCGGGAACAATAGAGACTTCATTTGGATTTGTTCCAAACGCACGATTTCGTGTTAATATCAAATATCAATTATCTGATTGGTTGAGGAGTAGAAATAGGGGCAGAAATGGCTGATACTAACCTAACACAACTCCTTCAAGTATACTATAATTGGCTTTATTCTACAAACGGAAGTTTATATATCCTAGATGATAAGTTTGATACGTTAAAGGATCCTGATTATTGTCCCACTGAATTGACTGCAAGTTTACTTAGTAATTATTTACCTGATGCCATGGAATTAGTCGAAAAAATGAATGAATTCGACATCATTATCAGTTCGGAAAATATACGTAATTTTCTTGTAAAGGTAAAACCTAGATTTGTTGAATTGCATGGAACAGAAATTTCAATAAAATATTTTTGTAATACTTTATTGGGAGCGTCTTTTAGTGAAATTAAAAAACATGCCAACAAAAATATTGAAATTATTTTATATTATCAAGACATACCACGAATAAATTTAGAATTTCTTTTGCGGTATATAAACCGATACGTAGTGCCTGTGGGTATTGATATTAATTTATCTGTCGCAAGCACTAATACCGATTTACTTGCTGGTCAATTAAGATCCGGTGAAAGCGGTGAAAATAGAACAACCTATGAATTAATGAATAAGAATATACCAGAATTTAATGCATGGGAAATATCTACTTTTGGTGAAGGTGCATATGATGGAACTGGAACAGGAGAAGAAATTGCAATTATCGGAAATTATTTCCCGTACTTATTGGGAACCACAACGAGTATTGCATCGACTGCTGGTTGCTCAGGATCAACTTTGTTTAATGGTATAAGTGGTGGAGCGACAGGAAACAGAAATAATATAACAACGTATGCCTTTCCAGATTGGTCTGATGCGGTTAAGATATCTGGTTCATCATTCGGATTGATAAATATATTAGACTTTGCATTTTTAAACGCTGCCTCCGGGAATACTTCTCCGAATGACGGCAGAGAAATATCTGGATTCTGTCCAATAGGAGGATATGCACCATAATGGTTACCGCAGTAAGAAAAATTCTAAACACAGGTACAAATAAATTTGAAAACGCTGTAAACCAGATGACTGAGCTTATTTACTCAGGAAATCAATATGTGTCTCTAAATTCAAATACATTTACTGAAGTGCCACAGAACGATTTAGTAAGCCTTAATGAATTCTGGTTATCAGCTTGTTATTTTCAACGAGTGGTCAGAGACGATTATAGGTTGTGTTTTCCACGAAGAGATTGGGAAAAATCTACAATATACGATAGGTATAATTCAAACGAAACAGCAGAAACACAAAATTGTTTTGTATTTGATCCCTCTATCGGTGATGGTGTGTTGTTTTTATGTGTAGGAAATAACGAATCAAATAAAAGCAATATCGCAACGGCTTCTGTATATAAACCAAGCACCGGATATACAAATGTTAGAGATCTTCCCACGGCCGTAATAGAACAAGATGATGGATATAGTTGGATAGCGTTGGCACAAAGTGACAATAGATTCACCGACAGTAACTGGATTTCTCTTGAGGTTAGAGATAGATTGAGTTTCTTTGGCGGTGATGAAGGAACATTCATTAATGATGGAGTTAGTCTTGATGCTTTTAAAAACGCCATATCTTCACCATTCAGTGCAGGTAGCACTGGACCAGTAAGATTTTACGGTGTGGATAATCTATATAACCAGACCAGTGCAATAGAAGCAACCGCTGGATTGCCGCTTTTTGACATTGACAATATGCAGAGATTTGATGTATTTCAATTTCAGCAAAGTCTAAGAAATAGTGGTATTAATACTCAAATTAGATTTGGTGAAGTCGGAGCGACAACAGGAAGCCTACCATCTGAAATTAATGCCATTGGTATTGATGAACAAATTAACAATTCACCATTCTCAGATTCTACTCCTGTTGGATGGTACAATAAAAAAGTTCAGGGATGGGCACAAAAAGCTGGTTCAGTTGAAATGGTTTATCTCGACACATCAAAATTATCAAATTCCGATTTCACTGTGTCTGGAGCAACAGCACCATCAATTCGAGTTCTAACAGATGGAACAGCACCATCAGTTGAATTTGATTTAGCAAAAATTAAAGAGGATACGTGGTATATCAAGGGAGTTAAGATTTCTAAGGATCTTTCATCCGGTGAAAGATTGGTTGGTAAAGATAACACAAAAATAGATTTTATAGTATCGGATACTGGTGATAATTACGCATTTGCAAATGCACTAAACGGATTTATAACACCATATAATGGTTTATTGACAGAGCAAAATCTTTATGGACCTATAATACCAGTAAGCACCTACATGACAAATATTATCATGAAAGAGTCGGACATATCAACTACATTACGTAGAGGTGCTTTTGCTGGGGCAACTCCAACTAGTTTTGATTCTTACGCTTTAATTAGTGAACCGACCAATAATTCAAATAATAGAGAACTAGGACTGGATCTTCCTCCAAACACAAAGGATCTCAAATCAAATTTAGTGTATGCACTATTAACCTTCGCCTCAGGAAAGAGACCTGCTGTGGGAAGTAAAATATTCAAAACCAGTCCTGTGTTCGATATTAAAACGGGAGAAACCACACTTATACGTGGAGACTTTATTGGTATTATTCAGGCGGAGAACTTACTCAGCGCCACACAAGCGGACATACTGTTTAGCACCACGAATAGAGGTGCCTTTACGACAGGAGCAGATGTTTTTATTGAGGACGGAGCATCATTCTTTGAATCAGCAGTTACTGCCAAGGGTAGTCCCGATATCAAGGCACTTTCAGGTACAATCACACACATAGGAAACGCTAACTTTGATCTTAGTGGTAACACCGCTGAGAAGAGGTTGTCAGTTAAATATATAACAAGAGTATAGGAAAAATAAATGGGCGTAGAAGACAACGAATTTCAGATAGCAAATTTAAATGCTAACACATCATTCTTTGATTGGTTCACAAAAACCAATGATGAGATTATCTCTAAACTCAATAAGATTGAAATCTACAATATTGATATACAAGGATCTGGTGTACAGGGTGTAAGTGCTGCTCTGGGTAACTCTGCTGCAAGTAATGCTACCGCAGGCTTTCTTCGTTTTGGTCTCGCAGAAACTGTTCCTCATGGTATTACCCTACAGGGTGATCTTGTTGTAACAGGATCAAAGGAGTTTACTTATACAACTCCGGACGGAGCAACCACCCCAAATATTGGTACAGGTGGATTTGTTTGTATTAGCTCTGCTGGTGGTGTTACCCATACTAACGTATCAGAGACTGGTGTAACAACAATGCCATTTCATAAGAATGAGACCATAGGCATTGTTCGATCTATCGCAGGAAATACGGTCAGAGTTGCAAATGATGGAATTTATGATGAATTTGTAGGACTAACCACTGGTCAGCTTTACTACCTAGATCCAACTGTAAAGGGTGGATATACCTTCAATAGACCAACTGTTGCAGGACAAACCGTAAAACCAGTGTTCTTATCTTTGACTGAAACCTCCGGTTTACTTCAAATTGGAGCATCAGATGTAATTGGTTCTACATTCGCATAATATGTCTTTTCATAGAAAAAAATGTAATTGTAATTGTAGTAAATCAACAAAAAAAACTCATCCAATTGTAAGAAAGAGTGTAAATATAATGAGTAATCCGTTGTCAATGGTCAAGTCATTTGCCATGTCAGTAGCCTCTAGGGGATTAAAAAATAATAAAGCTGATGTTGCAGTAAAACAATTAAGAATTTTGAGTTGTTTTGGTGATAAAATGATTGGTGGTCAATTAGAACGATGTGAACATTTAACCCCAAGTCAAACAGAGGGAAAATATTATTGTGGTGGATGTGGATGTGGTGATAGAAAAGGCACTTGGTTACAATCCAACTCCGAGCATTACTCAAAATTGGATTATCCAAAGCTAAATTGTCCTTTAAAAATGCCGGGATTTACTGATTACGATCCAGATGATCAGTCAAACACTCGCAAAGTGGTCATAGAAAATTATGATCTTAAAAATTTAGCCAGGCTTAAAGTGTCAACACCAACTAAACCATAAAAATTAAATTTTAGACCTCAAAATCCCCTAAATAACTAAGAGGTGTAAATATGTCAAGTCCAAATTCACGAGAAACCCTTATTGATTATGCCTTTAGAAGACTCGGATCACCCGTGGTCGAAATAAATGTAGATTATAAGCAAGCAGAAGAACGTTTAGACGATGCATTAGAGTACTTCTCTGAGCGTCACTTTGATGGTGTTGAGAGATGCATTTTTGCATATCAAATTACAGAGGAAGATATTAACAACCAATATATTCCCACAGGTAATATTCAGAAGGCCATGGGGTTTGGGGATGCGCCCGGACCCAGTGGTAAAGACCTTTTGTCTATTGTGCGAGTATTTAAATTCGGTGCTCTGTCGAATCAGGATATGTTTGACATTCGCTATCAGCTTGCTTTGACTGATTATTTCGGAATTAACCGTGGTCTCGGTTATGCAAGCTCAATGGGTTTAGCTGGATATGACAGCACCATGAGATATATCAGTATGGTTGAACAGTTTTTCAATCCAGAACATATCATTCATTTCAGCAAGGTCACCGATAGGCTCATAATGGACACAGACTTGGCTAGAGATTGTTCCCCCGGACAATACATTGTTATAGAGGGATACGCCACGTTAAATCCAAGCAATTATCCAAAGATCTTCAATGATCGTTACCTTAAAGAATATGTAACTGCACTAATTAAACGGCAATGGGGAGCAAACCTGTCTAAGTTTGACGGTGTTCAAATGCCAGGTGGTGTTACCCTTCGTGGTGGGCAGCTATACCAAGAGGGATCAGCAGAAGTTGCAGCCCTTGAGCAACGAATGCAATCTGAATACGAACTTCCACCACACTTCATAACGGGATAATATGGCACAAAATCCATACATCAGAGATGTTAATAATGAGCAGAATCTTCTAGAAGACCTCAATGCTGAATTTATCCGTGCGCTCGGAAGAAACTGTTATTATATCCCAAGAACACTGAACAATTACGATCCACTTTATGGAGAAGATGCCACTGCATCATTTAATCAGGCATACCTTATTGAGATGTATATGGAAAATCCACAATCTTTTGGTGGTGATGGTGATATCGTAGGTAAATTTGGAATGGATTTAAGAGACAAAGCAACATTCAGAGTTGCAACCAGAACATTTGAGCGAGAGGTCACAAAAAGGAATTCTGATATATTCAGACCCAGAGAGGGTGATCTAATTTACTATGTTCTATCAGACTCCCTTTTTGAAATTACCTTCGTCGAACACGAAAATCCTTTGTATCAATTAGGCAATTTGTATTCTTTCTTGTGTTTTAGTGAGTTATTTGCATACAACAATGAAAACTTTGATACTGGAATATGTGAAATTGATGAATGCTTTGCAAGGGAGAGAAAACAACGCGCACAGGTTATTACTGTTGGTGATCCCACAGGTGTTGAAAATACTACAAGTGATTTCTTAGAGGGTGAAGTCGTATATCAGGTAGCAGAAGAGTTTGGAACATTTGCTACAATTGACAAAGCAACTGCCACTGCTGAAGTTATAGATTGGAAGAGTAGTGAAAGTGAACTTACTATTGGAAATATAACAGGAACTTTCTTGAGAGATACAAATACATCAATTAAGGGAGTTGAAAGTAATGCAGAGAGATTTGTTCTTGGAACTGAAAATGCTGACTTCTTTAACCAGATAAACACCGAGGATGAAAGTTTACAGGGTGACAATGAAGAAATTGAACTTGAAATTGAAAAAGATAACATAATTGATTTTTCACCAAAAGATCCATTCTCCGGAGGTAATTATTAATGTTTACCTTTTACAACAATGAATCATTAAGAAAATTAGTTGCAGGTTTTGGCACATTGTTCAATGACATGTATATTGGAAAATATAATGATGATGGGGATCTAATAGAAAAAAACAGAGTTCCTTTGACATATGGACCAAAGGAAAAGTTCATAAGAAGAATAAAAGAAGTTAGTACCATATCTGACGTTACACGATCAAGAATCACACTACCACGTATGGGATTTGAAATGCTTGGTATGAGTTATGATCCAACCAGAAAAATTAACAAACTAACAAAAACCAATGGGACTCCGGTTGGTGGGGGACAAGAAACCGGCTTTTCAGGTGTTCCATATTTGATTAACTTCGGACTGTACACCTTTACAAGAAATATAGATGAAAATCTACAGTTGGTCGAACAAATACTGCCATATTTTAGTCCTGAATTTATAATCAAAATAAACTTTAATAATTTAAATCGATGTGTAAACGTTCCAATCATACTTACCAGCACTGGTATTTCTGAGATATATGAAGGGGATTTTTCTGAAACTAGAAGTATTACAACAACTTTTAGTTTTATAGCGAAAGCATATATCTACGGTAAAATTTCATCACAAACTGTTGTTGAAGATGCTGAACTGAGAATGTTCCAAGAAGAACCAGCAGTTGGTACTAGCAGACCTGTAACTTCTCTGGGTATCCAAGAAGTAAGGGAATCATCAAATGCTATTGATACGAGTGATGTAAGCTATGGACCATTCGCAGTTAACGGATATTATCCACTATACTCCACTCCTGAAGCCGCTGTCGCTGCGAGTCCTTTCCCTGATATGATTCGACTCGGTGAAACTACAGTTGGTTATCATGTACACGTTCTTGATGGGGTTAGATATTATATGCCAAATGGTCTAGTCATGAACAAGACACAATTCCATGGTAACTATCCGGACACAACTCCCGGTCCAGATATTCCCCCTGATCCTGGCACAGAAATTGATCCAGATGTTTCTAGACCAACCATAATTGTCGCTGGTGGAAAATTAGAGTTACCATATAAACCATCGTTAGTGCAAAATGGTGCTGACGAAAGTATGTACTATATTTCACAGGGAATAATGGGATTGACCGAGGATAGAGAGGCGTATAAAAATGAAACCGACGAGGAATTCAGACAACGTGTTCGAGATTATCTTGCGTCCACGGGATATATTGGAAACACCTATCCACTAGAAGATTGGATAGATCAATTTGGTGAAGATCCCAGTGTGGTCAGAAGCACGTACCTCAATGAGGATACCACGGGATGGATTCTTCTCGATTGGGAAAAACCATTAAACCTTGGTGGAGCACTAAACTATAGCGACGAAGATCTGACATGGTGGTGTCAAGGTATAATAAGAAGAATAAATATTCTTCGAGAATTTTTACCAAACGCAAAACTTGGGCTTTGGAGATTTGGTCAAGGTAGAAATCCAAGATTTGGTGATGAGGAAAGTGTTCTTTTACAACTTCAGAAACAAATATTTGCCTCTAGTGTTGAATATGAAGGGAAAACTCTGTATGATTCCCTCGACTTCTTATGTCCGGCGCTTTATCATGCTGGGAATGAGGATTGGAATACCACTGGTGCCGAACAAAGGGTGCTTGATGGTGTTAGAGTTCAAAGATGCAAAGACGTATGTGATGCGATATTTGGAGTTCACGGTGAGGTAAAACCCGTCATACCCATAATAGCTGAAGGTGCGGTCAATTTGGATGTTTCGTACATGCCCAACTACACGTCAGTGATACGGCAGTGGAACGCAGTTGAAATCAATTATTTCCGAGGCTATGCAAAGCACTGGGCGTTCTGGTTACCATACCCCAATGATTTATACGATTACTATCAGACACGGGACAGTTTGATTCGACAGTATGAAGAAATATTTGTAGATCCTGACATGGATGATGATTCTAGCGATGATTCTAGTGATGAAGGACCAATCCCCATAGACGATCCAGTTGGACCAAGTTTTGTTGAAGATCCATTAAACGAGCTTGTGGTCGATCAACCTGATGGATCTGGTGGTGAAACGGATGATGATTCAGGTGGAACAAGACCGGACGTAGGTCAAACTGATGAGAGATCAACCGATACTGGTGGTGGATACGGTTATTAGAAAGGTAGATAATGAGTGATAAAATTTCAGAGGCTCTTGATACTTCATTTGAAGCAAAAAAACCAGAGGAAGTTAACAAAGAGTTAATGCAGAGCAGAAAAGAAGTAAAGGTGGACATGGATGACTCAGAAAAAGACTACAACAAAATACGTGCAAATCTTTACGAACTTCTTGGTGATGGTAAAGAAGCGATAGATGGTATACTTAAAGTGGCTTCTGAGGGAGATGCGCCTAGGGCTTATGAAGTCGTCGCAACACTCCTTAAAACAGTGGCTGATATAAACAAAGATCTCATGGATCTACATAAGCAAGTCAAAGACGTTAACAAAGACGAGACTGTACACAATCATAATACAACAAATGCGATCTACGTTGGGTCTACTTCAGAGTTGCAAGATCTAATTAATCCGGACAGAAGTAGAACCAAAAAGATTATTAATGAAGTGAAGGAAAATGACGGATAAAAAGGGTGGATATTTAGGTAATGCAAACTTAAAGCCGGCGGGGGTTGGAATTGAGTTCACAAAGGATCAGGTTGAAGAGTACATGAAGTGTGCTCAAGATCCTATCTACTTCATCAAGAAATACGTCAAAGTCGTGTCTCTGGATGAAGGACTTGTACCATTCAACCTATATGACTATCAGGAAGAAATCGTCAACGCCGTTCACAATAATAGATTTGTCATATCAAAGCTGCCTCGACAGTCTGGTAAATCCACGACAATGATCTCGTATATCCTTCACTACGTGCTGTTCAATCAGAGTATGACGGTTGCAGTTCTTGCGAATAAACAATCCACCGCGAGGGAGATCCTTAGCCGTCTAAAAATGGCATATGAGTACCTCCCTCTATGGCTCCAGCAAGGAATCATCGAGTGGAACAAAGGATCAATTGAACTCGAAAACGGCTCTAGAATTTTAGCATCATCAACATCCGCGTCCGCAGTCCGTGGTGGTTCGTTCAACATGATCTTCCTTGACGAATTTGCTCACGTTCCCCAGAATATTGCGGAGGAATTCTTTAGCTCTGTGTACCCTACAATCACCTCTGGACAGTCCACAAAGGTTCTAATGGTCTCGACCCCGAACGGACTCAATTTATTTTATCATTATTGGAGGGGAGCAACAAAGCGAGAGGGTGAAAAGGGTAAGAATGAATACATTCCAATTGAGATTCACTGGTCACAGGTTCCGAAATATCCCGGTGGACCGCTTCGAGATCAAGAGTGGAAAGAGCAGCAGATAAAGAACACCAGTGAGCAACAGTTCCAGACAGAATTTGAGTGTGATTTCATTGGCTCTACCAACACACTAATCTCGTCCTCCAAACTACACTGCCTTAACTTCATATCACCTTTACATAACAACAACGATGGATTGGTAGTGTACGAGGAGCCTAAAGAAAATCACATCTATGTCATTACGATTGATACTGCTCGGGGGCAGGGATTGGACTATAGCGCATTTGTCGTAATTGATATCACCACGAGTCCATATAAGATCGTGGCTAGGTTCCGAAACAACACAATCGCTCCACTAGTCTATCCTACAGCGATTCGTAGTGTTGCGGATAGGTATAATAGCGCCTATTGTCTGATTGAGATCAACGATATTGGAGCACAGGTTGCTGATATTTTGTATCAAGATCTCGAATACGAAAATGTTCTACAGTCTGTATATAAAGGTAGAGCGGGTCAAGTTATCGGCAGTGGGTTTGGGGGTTCTCAGTCACAATTAGGTGTGCGAACCACCATACCGGTTAAAAAACTAGGCTGTTCTGTTTTGAAAAGTCTGGTTGAAAATGACAAACTTCTTATAGATGATATGGACACGATTCAGGAATTGTACACATTCGTGGCAAAAGGAGCATCATTCGAGGCAGATGATGGACACAACGACGATTTAGTGATGTGTCTCGTGCTTTTTGGGTGGCTAACTAGGCAGGAATACTTCAAAAATCTTACCGATGTGGACATCAGAAAAGACATTTATGAAGATGAAATGAAAAGAATCGAAGAGGATATTTTACCTTTTGGATTCATGAGCACTGTAGATGAAGAGGAACCCACTTCTTTTTATGACGGTGAGGATTTTTGGCAAGTCTCCGATGATCCATTTCTATAAATAACTTAGAAACATAGAAGTCTCTCCGGGAGAGTATAATGCCAGATGTCACAATAGATCTAGATCAACAGGGCTTTGTCCCACTTGGAAATGAAAACAATAACATAAATTTTGTTGCTGCTTTTCCTAGTTTTGATAAATTAGTCGCAGCCCTAGCAACACCAGACGAACGAGAATTGGGATACATGATAGTGACCAGTGTC